AGCAGCTTCAACACCTTGCTGATACAAAGGCGCCGTCTCAGCATATCGCTGCTGAGAGTAAGGCGTATAGGGGGTATACGCAATCTGCTGCCCCATGCGGAACACATCAGATATGTAAGGGAGTTGGAACTCCGGGGGCATTTGCGTGATTGTTTGCGACGGGCCGCCCATACTCATTTGGACACCTCTTCCATCAAAGTTACTGTTTTCAATCGTTGCGGGTATATCTTCTGCCAGCCCGGACGCCCTTGCAACATGATGGCATCACAGTCTGCTTGCTTGGCGAACAATCGTATGTACGTCACGATATGCTGAATCTCATCTAAATTGCCCCCTGCAAGCCACACATTACAAAGTCTTTTGCGTGGGTACTGCTTAATCTCTGTTACTAGCGCACATTCCTTACCGGGCCAAAACTGCGCCTGCCCTTGCTGTATTGCTTCTAACACATCCTCTAGGGAAAACAAATTGCCGGCTTGGTCCAAGGCCGCTTGGATCCATGCACTGCAACGCTCCCATTCATTCATGCAGGCATAGCCTTATCTGTCTTCACTGCCGGAGGCTGCTTGCTTGTTCCATGCCTTGCCTTGCGGATCTTCTTCATCATGTCGTAGAGCTTCTGTGCCCCAGCATTCGATGAGCCATTACCAAGATCGGATACCACATCAGCAGGTACAACAAACTCACCACGGGCTAACCTGGCAGGTTGGGTCTTACCACCGCCATGGTCAATCTGCGCTGTGATGCTATCTGACATGCCGTCGCCCGGACCTTCTAAGTATCTTCCTGCCGCTGCATAGACATCACCGCCTTCGTTATAACCAACGAAAATGTCATCTACAGAGCCGCCCGATGCGCCACCTTGAACTGTGTCGCTTCCAGAACTACCTACTACCGTGCTGTTTCCACCACCACCAGCTACCGTGTCGTTTCCGGCTCCACCAGTTACCGTACTTGCACCTTGGAAGGTTATGGGCGCGATTGTCATTGGCTTGTACAAAGAAGCCAATCCTGCCTCATACCCTGCTCGCCCTTGTGCAATCTGCTCAGGCGTTGGCCCGTATCTTTTTGCTGCCTCTGTTGGATCAAACTGAAATGGATTCGGATTGAAGAACAGGGGCATACCCTTCATGGGCGTGTAAATGTTCTGGCCAGACGCGGACTTTTGTTGCACTGGCTGAGGTGGGAACATGGGGGCGGTAAGCGCACGGTTATAAACAGGAGCGGCCGCATATACAGGCTGCTTAACCGCTGGCGCTTGTTGGCGTGAAAGAGCGGCTGCTAATGCCCCAAGACCCAAGGCAAGCCCTGCTCCAGTCCCACCAGACGCCCCTGCGTTTCCGCCAAGCAATGCGTTCAGTACATTGTTAAATGTATCCGACCAGCTAGAAGATCCACTAGCTGATGTATTACCTGTAGATGTATCTACAGTTAGACCGGTTATTGGGTCAAATACATTCCCAGAAACATAATCAATCTCTGTATTGCTTGATGTCGACATGGCTTACTCCGCTAAGTAGCCCATTTTATTGGGTTAAGTCATAGAAGGAAATGGACCCGACGCCATCTCCTTTAGTTGCACCAGATACAGTCCTTACACCTAGCGTATAAGTATCACTTGTACCTGAGATGGTTGCACCAAGTTGTAAGTCCCAGTTATAGCCCGTAGCCGTGGAGGTATTAACCGTACCGCCACTGCCTGTGGATGTGACGTAATCTGTTTGAACAATCGTGCCACCGCTCATCGCTGTAGCGGCAACATCATAATCAACATTGGAATCAGACGGCACGGTTGCCGCCCAAGTTGCTCCAGTAAGCGTGGTGTTTTTTATTAACGCTACTTCATAATTCTGACTGGTTAATGGCAAAAACTGTAGACGATTAGGTAACACCACTGCCCCAGTGCGTCCTGAAGCAAGACGGATGGACACAATAGGATAAAACGCTGCTGTATCAATATTGGTAAACGATGTGGTGCGCCTTGCTACATGGTCAATAGAGGTCTGTTCAAACCCGCCCTCAGAAACAACCGAGCAGCAAATAGACTTCATGCTGGCAGCAACGGCTGATGTAGCCGTGCTGATCTCATATCTAACCGGCAAAATGGCCGTGGTCATGTAGACATTGGAGATGTCGTTTGCATTGTTAAACGTATGACAAACGATGTACTGACCATTAATAATGAACCCACACCGAATTGACCCAACACCGAGCCACTCAAAATCCATCCAAAGAATCTGCGCCTTGCTAGGATCAAGCGTCAAACCTGAAGGCCCAGAACCATCTAACTTGTCGCCATTCCAATTAGCTTGGTTTACGGTCCTTGCATCAGATGCCGTACCTGTAACGTAAGACCGCAAAACAAATGAATATGTTCCATCTACTCGTTGGAAGAACACGCCGTTTTGGTCGTTGTAGTAACCAACCCGCTGCGTTAGATTTAAGCTCTGGCTACTATCCATCACAAAGGTTGCAAGCACCAGCAAGCCTTTTCCTGGCTGATACGGGAAGGACCGATAAGACTGGCGGATGACTGAGCCGACACCCGCACCTGTAACTTCCATCTTGACGGCTGCTTCGTTGGGCAGGAAAGAAGTTGTACCTGTACCCGTGGTTGAAACATCAAACTGGTTGTCAGCAGCGTATCTATTCTGGCTATCAAAAAGGGTATAAGGCTCACTAACCCGTTGACGGCCAAACGCATCAAAGTACGTCCCGGGAAGTGTTACTGGGATCGTTGAAGTGGTAGCCATAAGATTCGCCAGAAAATTATCAAGACGGTTGAAATACAGACGCAAGACATTGCTGTACTGGTCTTGGTAAAACGCAGAATATTCCTGCGGCGCCATAGGAAGGCTAGGCGCAACAACCCTTGTAAACTCATAATCTGTTGTAACAATTAAGCTCATGCGCCACGTCCAGTTGCCCTGCCATCCGGCCTGATGTCAATTCGCGGCGATCCTAGCTGCCATGCACATCCAAGCTGATTAGACTCTACCTTAAAGATCATCTGCCGGCCGCGCACACGGACATAAACCTGGCCCGTAAACTGTTCAATCTGCGTGGTTGATGTACGCACCACCGAAGCTGAAGATGAGCCGCTATTAGACTGAGGATTGTTGTACCCAGATCCTGAGTTCATCATAGGTATCAGAGTCATGGTAACGGCAGGTGAATCAGCTTCTGATCCATCAAACGTGATGTCAGGCAAGATCCTGTACACATAACCCAAGCTGTGGCCATCCTGAATATCAAACTCAGCTGACTCTATGTAAGCATTGATTGGCAGTGCCGTACCCGTCTCATTGTCATCCAGACCGCGCTCATGGTCCACGATGTTATAACTGTAAGTCGCAGCTTGTGGGTACTGTCTCAGACCTGAATCACTCCACGCTGTACGTGCCATGGTTCCGTAGTACCAGACATTTTCTGCGTAATTGAACACCACATACCGATCAATGGTCGTGGAATTAGCCGAGCAGTAGAACCACCAAACTTCATTGAAACCTTCGTTAGTACCAGCAAATACCTGGAAGTTCTGGTAACGATTTATATCATTAAAGATATATCTGCGTAGGTCGCAGTTAAGCGTCTGTACACGTCCGTTGTACAGGTAAAACTTATCCACGCCCATCCAGTAGGTCACACCAGATGCCACCGCTGTAGCATTTGGTCCAATGATGGACGTGTTGTCCGCAAGGATTTGAGAGCCAAAGACCAGCGGCGGCCCTAGGTACTGAATGGAAAAGAGGGCTGAGTCAGTCCACGCAAGGATCTCTTGGCGGGTCTGCTGAACCGTGATGATCTGCGAACCATGGGATAGCCTGATTGATCCTGCGGTATTGGTCGTCGACGGAAGCCAATCCACCAAGGATTCCTGGTCACACCAGCGAATAAGCATAGGATCAGCCACGGTACTTCCGATGTCATTGCATCCAAAGACCATGAGATACCGCAAGGCATCAGAGATGATCAGTGAGTACTGGTACTTTGGTACATCCTCAAGAACCATTGATTGCGTACCGGATTGAGAACCGGTGGTTGTAATCAGCGAACCTGATGACGTGGCAGAAAGATTTGCCGATAGCCCAGATACATTACGCAAGTAGTACGTTGTTCCTACAGTTAGGCCCGTTGGTAGCGCCCCCGTGGTTGTGAATGACACAGCCGTGCCTTCTGCAAGAACCACGCCAAACGTGACAACAGCCGGCGATGCGATCGTAATCGTTACCGTGCCGCCAAGGCTATTGAGTGCTACGCCCCTGGTCGATATACCGTTGGTTGCATCCCAGTAATAAATACCAGCCGCCCTCGGTCCAAACACAAGGTCTTCGCCCCAGTTACCTGCGTTCCATATCCTCAGTGGATCTGTAACCTGTGGCGTAACGCCCCATGAACCAGAACCCCAAGCACCTGCGCCCCAACCAATTAGAGGAACCTGAGCAATACCAGGCCCAGTATTGACCTGAAAAGCACCAACCGAAGATCCACCGCCATTACCAACATCCGAAGCATTGGAAGTGACAGTTGCACCCGTGCTTGGATTCTTGGCAGTAAAGGTAAAGGTATTTAATGTAGGTACAGAATCTATTTGATACTGCTGATTAAGTACCGCTGCCGTGATGTTTCCGCCAAGACTCACCGCCCCTGAGAAGGTGACAAAATCCCCGGTAATGGCCCCATGGCTTGCCGATGTAACCGTGATGGTCGATGAGAAGGGGGAGGCAGTAACCGCAGCAAAAGTGACTGATTGGGTTAAACGTATGGGAGTGATGTCGGAATAAGCACCACCCTGCTCAATGTAATACTTGAGGTTGGTTCCTACGCCAAGCAGGTTAGAATTGGAAAGCGTTACCCAGTTCCACAAGGATCGGCAGACACCAAGAAATGTGGCCTGTGAGATGCGTAACCAGCCGCCTATTTTTTCAGGCGTGCCTTGGCGGAAACGAACCTTGTCAGAGACATACCAACCGTTCTCAGAAGTATAACGAGTGTTCTCTTTATTTACACCAGGGCGGTATAGTATTTTGGACAGTGGCACGATTTACCCCGCGAGATACAGAGCTTTTTCAGCTTTGCGGCGGCGCACCAATCCCGGTAACACTTTGCCGCCACCCATAGTCCACATCATAAACGCTTCTGCCGCACCTTCATAGTCGCCGCGATTGTTTTTCATCCTTATCGTAGAACTCTGGTACCGCCCAGGTCCAGCGTTGAAAGCAAAACTGACCACAGCGTCGAAGCTTGACTGACGGCCAGCAAGATTAGGAGACATTCTAAGTACACTGCGTTCAAAACGGACGAGATCATCCTCAAAAAGGCGATCAATCTCCTCCTGCGACCAAGCACGATTATCTTGGGCTGCGAGTGGGTAGTCCTTGCGAATAATGCCGGTATAACCATCTTTCCTCACTACCGGTAATTTGATCTGATCTTGGTACAGCACATGGCCGTATCCTATGGTCCACAGGTGAGCAGGGCAAAGATAAGGCCTGAGCTTGCGTCCCTCAAACTGGTGCATCAACTCAATACCCGCTTGCCCTGTCTTCACTTTTTGTTCCAACTTCTAGACCCAAACCAAAACCCTATGATGCCGCCAAGCATCGCCATCTCATCATCACTAAAGATAATCTCAGCAACCTTGATTAAATCCTCCATAGATTGCACAAGATGCGGGTGATGCCAAACGTAATAAGCAAGTACCGCATTAACAGCAATCAGTTCAAGAATCAGCAGATAAGTGACATTAGGTCTTACGGTGCCGATGTAATTAACAACCCACCGGGAGCTTTTCTCCATCACCATCTTGTCATGGTCTAGCGCAGCGACTGTCATTTGAGCGTCAGTCTGCATGGCAATCTGATCTGTGCGGATCTCTTCCACCCGCTGTTGGGCTATAAAGCCTTCCTTGGCTAAGGCCAGTTCGCGCTCCGATTGCATCCTTGCTAACTCAAGCTCATGGGCTTGATCAGCTTTATTCTGGAAATAATCAAGGAGTTTCGGGAGGCCTGAGATCAGCAAACCGCCAAGCGTTGATAACAGTGAAAGCATGACTACCCCTTAGCGGTTACAACATCTTGGCCCTTCTTAACTGTTACCTTGGTGCCTTCTACATCAACTTGCATGGGTTGCTCGGCACGGTCTAGTTTGTCAAGACGATGGATAAGATCCTTGATGACTTCAAACTCTGGCTTTTCTTGCTTCGGTGCGGTACCTGCAATGCCATTGAGCATCTGTATAAGCGCAGTTAGCGAAGCGCCAAGAAGTCCCATGACCGCAGCGATTTTCTCGCCTTCTAAGAACAGAGAAGCGCCTACACCCACGAGTACGATGAGGAAGATATAAAGAAGCCCGTCCTCGCCAATCGCTTTACCAGCAACTTCCTTGGCAGAGTCTTGGGCCTTTAGTTCCTCTAGCTTGATCTTAGCTTGCGCTTTGAGAACCGCTAGTTCGTGGGTTTTATCGTCCATGCTGCGGATCAGCCTTGGGTTCCTCTGGCTGCAACTGCGCTACAGCCTGGGATTTGATCTTCTCAAACAACGGCGCTATTTGCTTATAGGGCAGATTCCCTAGCGCATCTAATACCGTGTTGACTTCATCAAGTGTGAGATCAAGCTTGAGCGGGTTCATTGACTTTCCACGAAGTGGTCGCTTCATCCCATGTGTACATCTGACCGTCGGTCGGCATCGCAACAGGTGCTTCCCACTGTGCATCAGCATTCAGAATCCATGACGCAAAAGGTTTCGGCGCTACGAAAGCATCAATGTCTGATCTGTAGGTGTAGCCAATCCCGGCATAATTCTTTCTGATGTTGCCGTTATAAGAAGTTTGCTTCCATGTGCCGCCAAGGATTTTTTCCAAATGAGCTGCGCCAATGTGTTCTTTTTCCACACCGCTAGCGTCAGCCATATCTCGGTTGTCCACAACTACGACTTGTGTAACAACATTGTTTTCATCAATTTTCGCGTAATGTCCCATCGTTAACCTCTTGCAAAAGAACCGTGAAATTTATCCCGAGCTTCAATAGCAACTAGCTCGGCAAACTCTAAATCATCATGCCAGCCAAAAAACGTGCGTTTTCTGTTAACAGACATTTCAACAACCCATTTTTGACACTTCTTGTCCCATCTAACATTTTTAACGCCACTGGTGTTGTTTTTATGAATTTTTCTATTTAAGCAATTTTGTTGTTGCGTTGCCCCCCGAAGATTTTCAATCTTATTGTCTGCCCTATCATTGTTAATGTGGTCAATAATTTTTGGCACATATCCGTGGTGGTACATAAATATCAATCTGTGCAATGGATACACCACACCCTCTACTTTCATTCGTATGTATCTATGATGATTTGTAATTGGCGTAAATTTTGGTTGATAGCCTTGCTTTGCATACAGAAACCCATCACGATACTCAAACAGCTCTTTTAGGCGTTCTTGAGTAACCATTACGCCTCCAGTTTCAGTCCAGTTAAATCCATTTCCTCGCCAACTGTACCTAGCGGGAAGGTGTTAAAACTCAAGCTAACCCGTACATCCTCACCCTCTACAGTCGGCACCATGTGCGTCAGGCTTGATGGGAAAAGAATCAATCGCCCTGTAATGGCTTCAAACCACCAAGACTCGCTGTTCCATGCGTTCCACTCTGCCGGGGGCAATTTAATCTGCTGCCAACCATCCCGATAAAAATAGATCTTGTCATTAGGGTTGGTCTGAATGTAGAACACGCCTGAGACGAAGCTATTTGGATGTGCGTGTTTGTGGTGATACTGCCCCGGTTCGCTGTAGTTGACCCAGCTTTGCGTGAGCCTTAGCGTGACATCATGCTTGGGGTTGGTTGTAGCTTTGAAATACTCAGCCACCGAATCTTCCATCCATGACCTAAGACTTGTCATGACAGGGCTTTTGAGGACGAAGTTATTGACCGAGGTGCGGTTGCCCATATTGGCACGTTGCTCAAGTTCCATGAGGAAAAACTTCTCTTCCTCGGTTAGCTCACGCCCAAGGTCAAAGAACCCAACGGGTTGTGCAAAGAGTCCGTGCAGATTCATGCAGCCGCCTTCTCAAACATAGCGCGTTCTTCATCAATCTTGGCTTGCTGCTCAGGCAAGTACATCGTCGGCACGGCGTCTTCCAGCTCTTTGATCTTCTTCATCACAAATTCAACTTCTTCCCATGACGGGCATGGTCTTGGATCGTCCCAGCGTGTAAACCCAACACCGGATGTCCACTCCCACTTTGCCCCTGGGCGAAGCATTTGCATAGCTACGTCAATGCCGTAGTAACGATACATATTTACCTCTTAGTAGTTAACTTTGATGATGACGATACCGGAGCCGCCTGTTCCGCCAGAGTTGAACGTAGGAGCTACATAACCTCCACCGCCTCCACCACCTCCAGTATTGGTTGACCCAGGGCTACCTGCGCCGTTTGGTGCGCTGCCGTTACCACCCGTACCTCCGCCGCCTGATCCTCCCGCACCACCTGCTTTAGGTGAAGGCGCACTACTATGAGATCCACCGCCACCTCCTCCAGCATAAGTAACAGATGAACCTGAAATACTAGATGATGTTCCACTTCCACCGGCACCAGCACCAGCCGATCCGCTTGCTCCAGCAGTTCCGGCAGCTGTAGCACCCCCACCTCCACCGCCTACGCCATAGGATGCACCGTCTGTATACCCAGCGCCTCCATTATTGCCTTGAGATGGTGATGTATTGGGTGTATTTCCTGTGCCACCGGAGCCAGCACTAACCCCACCGCCGCCTGATCCTCCATTTGCTCCACCGGTTGTATTTTCACTACCGCCACCCCCACCACCAGCCGATGTAATTGTTGAAAAAACAGAATCAGAACCATTTGTACCTTTATTCGTATTGACAGATGCACCAGCCCCACCACCCCCGACTGTGACTGTATATCCAGTGCCTGCCGTTACAGCTAAACCTGTTCCAGTTCTAAATCCGCCAGCCCCACCGGCGCCGCCGTGACAACCACCACCGCCTCCACCAGCAACCACCAAATAATCCACCGATGTTGCACCTGTGGGAGCAGTCCAAGAGGTTGATCCACGGAAGACGAAAACATTAGAAGAGACTGTTTGACGGTATCTTAGGATGACGATACCGGAGCCGCCTGCTTTTCCTGCTGTGGTTGAATTTGCTGAACCGCCACCACCGCCTCCAGTATTATCTGCTCCAGCAGTTCCATTTGTCGTGCCAGCAGCAGAACCAACTCCTCCACCACCCGAACCACCAGAACCAGCAGGATTACCACCACCTCCGCCTCCACCGGCAAAATAATTACCGGCCCCAGAAGATGAGTCACCGCTTTTGCCATAACCATAAGCAAAGGTCGGCCCTAAACCACCAGCACCACCAGCACCACCAGCATTACTCGGAGGTGTTCCAGCATTAGTACCAGCAGCTCCAGCACCACCGCCACCGCCGCCTCCATTGGAACCAAATGGCAAACTGCCACCAGAATTACCTTGAGAAGGAGAAGTTGATGGAGTATTTCCAGCACCACCACTACTACCAGCAGAGCTTCCGCCGCCACCACCAGAGCCGCCAGCTTTGCCACTTACCCCACCATTACCGAAACCCCCACCACCGCCACCAAAAGAATTAATCCCGCTCAAAGAACCTGTGATAGTTGTGCTAGAAACGGTTTGACTTACGTTAACCGTGTAGGTTCCTGCTCCACCAGTACCCGTACCGTAGGCTGTAATAATTGTTCCTGTTGCAACACCTGTACCTGATAGCGCCATTCCTGCGTAGAAAGTATTAGTTACTGTACCACCAACGGTTAATGTTGTTCCTGAAATAGATGACGCCGTACCGGAGGCATTTGAAATAGCTGGATTATCAGATATTCCTGATCCATAAAATGATGAATTGCTACCACTTATACCCGATGATGACGAACTGCCAGCCCCACCACCACCTACAACAATAGTGTAAATACTGTTAGCTGATACGTTTTGTGTACCGGTCCTAAACCCACCAGCGCCACCGCCACCACCGCCAGCAGTGCCAACGCCAGCAGTACCGCCCCCTGCCCCGCCCCCAGCCACGATTAAATACTCAATTAGGGTAACCCCCGTAGGGCAGGTCCACGTTCCAGACGCAGTAAACACCTCAGTAACAAGCGTACTGTTAGGCCAGTTTTGGCCCATGATGGCATCACGAATAGCGTTTAACCGCCAAATGCCGTTTGCATCAGAACTAGAAGGAAATGTAGCCATGATCTACACCTTAAGAGATCGTCGTGTAAGAGCAGGTATAAGTTATTTTGGATGCTGTGGAACTCGTTGCCCACAGTGTTGAAGCCTCACCCGACACGCTCGTGTCTAGTAAATAAAGTGATGTCCCTGTGGTCATTAACTCCACCGTGCCGCCAGCAGGTACCGTCAGCAAATAACACAAGGCTCTGTAGGTTGAACCATCAGCAAGCCTTAACTCAACCGTTGCGTTATACGATGAAGTACCATCAATATTCGTCATCAAGATCGAGTTGATCTTATGCGTTGCCCCAGTTGCTGGTGCTGTCACTAGAGCATTTCGTGAGGTGTCAGCAGGGGTGATAGATACCGTGTGTGGCACGATACTCGTTACAGAAACTATATTTGGGGCCGCCATGTTAACCTCCGAAGACTAATGCCATAGCAATAGCAAATCCAGTTGTAGAAAGGGTTCCTGACGTTGGCAACGTCACGTTCGTAGATGCCGTGGATGTTAGGGTGATGCTGTTTGCACCTGATGTTGCCAGCGTAGAACCGTTAGCCAAGGTCAACGTGGCGCTTGTAGCTGGTGCCGTGATCGCTACCTTGTTAATGCTTGTTGCAGAAGCCACGCCAAGTGTTGGCGTTGTCAGACTTGGGCTTGTTGCAAAGACCAATGCCCCTGAACCCGTTTCATCCGTTACAGCCGCTGCAAGGTTGGCCGACGATGGCGTACCCAAGAAGGTCAGAATCCCTGCCGCCGTTGTCGTTGTACTCGGCGCTGCACCTGCGCCACCACCAATCACAATCGCATTAGCCGATAAAGCAGAAGAACTTGCCCAAGTTGACGCACTAGAGAAGTAAGGAATACCGCCCGATGTACCGGCAACCGTTAATGCAAGCGTTCCTGATGTGGTGATCGGTGAGCCTGATACGGAAATCAAACCACCCGTAAAGGTCTGGGCAACCGATGTCACCGTACCCGAACCACCACCGCCCGAAGCAGCAATCGTGATACCACCCGAACTATTGGTAACCGTGATCCCCGAACCTGCGGTCAGAGTGGCAATCGAGAAGCCCGATCCGTTACCAATCAGCAATTGACCGTTCGTGGGCGTTGCCGTGTTACCCGTACCACCGTTACCAATCGGAAGCGTACCCGTGACTTGGGATGCTAGGTTGATATTACTGATGGTGTTATTAGCACCGTTAATCGTCTTATTGGTCAGGGTTTCTGCGCCTGCCAGCGTCGCCAACGTGCCTGTCGTGGGTAGCGTGACCGAAGTATTGCCGTTTAAGGTCAGCCCAAGACTGTAATTACCCGTGAAGGTAAGCGTATTCAGCGCGTTGTTCGCAACCCCAGTACCACCATTAGCAGGACTCAACGTACCTGCAACCGTCACCGCACCCGATGTTGCCGTGCTTGGTGTTAGCCCGGTGGTTCCAAACGAAATCGTACCGACAGTACCTGCGGTTGTTGCAAGTGTTCCCGATGTGGGGAGCGTGACGTTCGTTGCACCTGTTGACGTTAACGTAATGCTGTTAGCACCTGATGTCACTAACGATGAACCATTAGCCAGCGTTAACGTACCTGTGGTTGTTGAAACCGTTAAGCCGTTAATACTCGTTGCTGTAGCTGCACCAAGCACAGGGGTTGTCAGTGTCGGTGATGTAGCCCGAACCACGCTTCCCGTACCCGTATTAGCGGTCCAAGTTGGCGCAGATCCTGTAGAGGTCAAAACAAAATTAGCTGTACCGATGGACAAGAAGCTCGTAGCCCCTGAACCCGTCTGATAAGGCACCGATCCGGCTGCACCACCGGCAAGGTTAGTCGCCGTACCAATCGTCACCCCTGAAGCCGCAGTCCACTGAGGTGCTGAACCCGATGAAGTTAGGATGGTTGTACTTGCGCCTATGGCTAGCTTCGTAAACGCAGTTCCTGTTGCGTAGTAAACAAGATCACCAGCCGTATAACTTGTTTGCCCCGTACCGCCCTGATCCGTTGCTAAGGTTCCTGTGGACGTTAATCCCTTGGAGCTATCCGTAAAGACAGGCTTGCTTGCAGTCAGCGCCGAAACAACTGGGGCCGAGCTAAACGTATTCGTACCCGTGAAAGTCTGACCTGCATCCGTTCTTGCCACCGACGCGCTTGTGCCGGGGAAGGTCATCGTCGTGCTATCAGTACCCGCTAGCGTGATCGAGTTACTTGCAGTTAGCGTCTTTCCATCAGCAATCGTGAGTGTTGACCCGCTTGCTGGCGCTGTAATCGTGACCTTGTTATAAGCACCGCCTGTGATGTCGCCCGTGGTATCAGCAATCGTTACGGCTGAGTTCTGGATGATCTTGCCCGTGGTGCCATCAAACCGAGCTACTGCGTTATCTGTGGCGGACGAAGGACCATCTACATCACCCGATGCAATCTCTCTAAAATCACCTGCATTGGTATCCCAAGCTACCCAAGTCTGTTTACCGGGGGCGACTGAAATACCTGTCGTTGGACCTGTACCGCCACGAATCACCACGTTATAACCGCCCGTGGTGTTGTTCATCACAATGTAGGCTTTACTGCTATTGGGTACGTTTATGTAGCGTAGTTGCGATCTGGAACCGGTACAGTTCAGGATCATGTACTGGGCTGATGTCGTACCAATATTAGTTGCAGAACTCGTACCTTGCGTCAGCGTCAGCGTAACGTCAGCATCTGTACTTAGCGTCTGAGTTCCCGCTATTGCAATATCAAGGTATGAGGTAACGGCGTTGTTAACATCGTCGCCCCAAGTTCCAGACTCGGTTCCCGTGACGGGCTGACCAAGCGCCAAAAGGGTTGTGTAGTTGACAGTCATGTCGTTATCTCAGTCCAATTAGCGGTTTGAGAGGTATTGATCTGCTCCCAGAACAATACAGCAGAGATTGTATCTGCGCCAGATGCTGTTTCGAGAATCGATAACTGCATTTCCAAGTTGATCGAAATACTGTCGTTACCCTGTGCGCCTTCCAATACAGAACTAAAAAAGCTTGCCGATCCAGCAATACTATCTGCTCCCGATGACGTTTCAATAATAGAACCGGCAAAATTTGCCGATCCGTAGATTGAGTCTGCGCCACTTGCATTTTCAATAATGTCGGTTGCGAAGTAAGGATTGCTGGTAACTTGGTCATTGCCCGAAGCAGCTTCAATGATAGATGCCGGATACTCAACGCCAGGGACAGCAACGGTATCGTTGCCTGATGCGGCTTCAAGAACAGATCGCTCATAAGCTGATCGCCCCCAAGGACCGAATCCCCACGCACCTGATCCCCAGCCTCCTTCACTCATGTCGCTGTTAAACGGAACTCGTAAGTTACTGAGATCACATCACCCGATACCACCGACCGATCCCCCGGCGATTGGAAGTCTGCTGCCGAAAATAACGTGCCGGGCGTTCCGCCTGAGCTTGTCCCTGATGTCAACGAACAAAGAAACGCTCCGCCTATCGTTGCCGATCCTGTGATATTGAAGACTGCTTTGTTAGATGTATTAGTAACTACCGACGGATTTGCATTGGTTGCCGCAGCAAATGTTGCCGCTTTCCTAGTGCCTGAATAAATTGTTCCCGGTGGGGTCTCTCCGTCTCCGGCAATCTCTGTCCATCCAGCGTGCGAACTAAGCGTATCCGATGCTGCCGGTGTATTACTTGCCGCTGCGCCATAAAGACCGACATACCATGTTGTGATCTGAGTGGCTGAGTTAGCTAGTGCTGTGCCAGCCATATACTGTAGCCCTGCATTAACCACCAAGTTATCACCCTCAGCGGTCCATTTCAGGTTGCCATCTTTGTCATGGCACTCTGCATAGTACCTACCGCAGGCCACAGCCGATTCACCCCACGATGTTTTAGCGGCTAACCCGCTAGAAACTTGATCACCCGCTTTTGCTTTTTCCATCATGCAATCCTTAAAACGGCGTTGGTAGCATCATTAACCGGGAATGTAATCACCAAGTCCTGTGCGGTTTTAGTGATATTAACCCCGAAGTTTAATACTGCAACGGAACGATTTCCATTAGTTGAGTTGTAAATAAGCGCCCCATTGGTCGTTAACGTGACGTTTGTGAATGTCGCATTTTGGAAAGACCAATAAGAAGTAGTTCCTTGAAAGCTTGGCGTGATGTTTGTGAGGATAATTCCTCCAGCGGAATAATTGGTTCCACTGACTTCACCTGCCGTCGTGTAAGCAGTCGTTGAGGCACCGAGATCCGCGTTGGCGGTGTATAGGGCCAGCTTAAAGACATCGCCCGTTCCCGTGGTGAAGTTATGAAGACCCTGCGCCACTTCAACCTTGAAGCTCGTCGTCAGGGTTTGAATGATCGCCATTACACCACCTTATCCCGAACTTGGCCAGTCCTGTACGCATCCTGGCGCTCCAGTCCATCACCAAGTCGTTTGGCCAGTATTAATGCCTCTTTGTACTTGCCATTGATATTGGCCATCAAGTCAGGCTCAAGCTTCAAGAATGTACTTGCTTCAACCAAGCAGCCGTATAAAAGCACCGAGTCAAAGTTATCGCTCAGCCATGTGGTCGTTGCATCCACATTACCTGCACCAATGGAAGACGGGTAGTAGAAGTAATGAAGCTCTACCGAGTAACCCGAATTGGGTGTTGGCCCAATAATGAACGTCAGCTCTTTCGGAAATGTCGGATAGTCTGGGCCAAATAGTGCGTAACAGTACGGGAAGCCTGCATCCGTGGGCGATGGAAATGACTCACGTATGAAGTTCACATCCTTATTCAGGAGATACTTATACGATCCATCCGTATCAATCACCGCCATGGAATAGACGGCCAAGAAGTCTGACGGGCACTGAAGATACT